TCTCATGGATGCTGGCGAGAACAATAAAACACTCCCCCGCAAATATGCCCTCTACCACACTGACTCCAAGACCTACTTTGACATCACCACCAACATTCTAGCAAAGCGCCTGAATCTCACTGTGGTGGCTCAGAAGGAACAAAACCCAATGGAGAAGCTCGCTGGCTATGAGTGCGAGTTTGACCACAATGACGGTGTATTGGTGGTGGATGCTTGTTATGGGCTGTTCAATGTGATGAAGACACTGGGGGGGCAGATATGATGCTCGCTATCCTCATCACTCAGGTTGTTCTGGTGCTCATGCTCCTGCCCTTCTTCTTTGCAACTGTGATGGGCATCTGGAGTGGCTACCTCGCGGACAAGAGTACAAGGGAACACTCGTGAAGCACTACAGGCAGGCAGATCTACAGCCAGATGATGCAATCGAAATGTGGGAACTCAATTTCAGGCTGGGAAATGCCCTTAAATACATCGTTCGTGCAAAACATAAGCACAGATACTCCGAAGACCTAATAAAGGCGATTTGGTACCTTATCAAAGAGGTTACGGAAAACACCGAGTATGCAGATGAGGTGAGCAGGAACATCAAAGAGCAGCTCGGATTGGAGGAATCAGAATGACTTTCTCCCAGGTATTCGATGCTGTAACCAAGGGATATGGAATACGGCGCAAAGAGTGGCATGCCAAGAAGGTAGTAACCCTTGGCGACAGAACCCTTGAAGTGGTTTTTGACTATGACACTGGCGAAACGGTGGTGTGGATTCCAAACATCATTGACCTGTACGACTCTAACCCTCATGCTATGAAGAAGCTGCGGGATGATTGGGAAATTGTGGTGGTAGACAAATGAACCAAGCAAAACTAGTGTGGATAACCCCAGAGGCAGAAAAGCATATTGCCTACTGCGCAAGAGTAAGTAATCCGGCAAATCAAGACAATCCGGAAATCTCACGGCTACTAAAATATTGCATCAAGCACGGGCACTGGAGCATCTTTGAGATGGCTAGCATGTGTGTGGAAATCAAAACCACACGAGCCATCAGCCCACAGATTCTCAGGCATCGGTCATTCTCCTTCCAGGAGTTCAGCCAGCGGTATGCAGTGGCTGAAAAACCAGATGTGCCAGAGCAGAGGTTGGCGGGACTATACAACCGCCAATCCTCTTTAGCACTCCCACACTTTGATGAGCTGAACACTGAGCAACAAACAGCACTCAGGTTGGCAGAACAATCCATCGAGGCATCACACGAGGCATACAAGGCTCTGGTGGTTTCAGGGATAGCAACAGAAACTGCCCGGGCAATACTTCCGCTAGCCACACCCACCACAATGTACATGACCGGCACAATCCGCTCATGGATCCACTATGTGCAGCTGAGAACCAAAATGGATACACAGCAGGAACACAGAGACATTGCGGTGGCTATCAACAACATCCTCTGGGACAACATACCCACCACCATGCAAGCAATGGAGGAGCACTGGGTATGAGAATCCCTGAAGAACAACGAGCAGAGAAAATGCTGAAGTTTGCCAGAGACTTCCGATGGGCTCTGGACAATGGGCAAAGTACAGCTGCTGTGTGCAAAGAATATGGTGCCACGCGACGCTATTTTCATGGGCACCTTCCACACTACAGGGAGGCTTGGGACACTATCTTTGCTGATGGTAAGTACAGCCCAGATGTGTTTGAGACACAGCAATCATTTGGGAATGCAAAGACCTACACCACACCCGAGCGCATTGAGATAGCCAAGCAGGTACGACAACACATGCTTGGTGGACTCACAATGTATCAGGCATGTAGGAGGCTGAATGTCGGCGCCACCATTGTTGTTAACTGGATGTGTGTAGACTCTGGCATCGAGCACATTATTGAGGTGGACGGCACCTATGTACCAAACCCAATCGGCAAGGTTGACCCTCGTACACTAGAAGGGAACCCATGGAGCTGGGCAGTGTCTAAACTCAAAGAGAGAAAAGTTGTTCAGCGCATTGGTCAAACCATCCGCAAGTACAGGTTTGATGGGCGACATGTAATCGAAATGAGACGCAACTTGACCACCAAACTCTGGGACATCGAGGAAGTGGCGAACCTCACAAAGTATGACCTGAAAGCAAAAGACTGGATAGAAGCAACATGAGCGAAATAAAGACACGGGGCAGGAACTCCAAGTACACACCAGAGAGGGTCAAAACCATCACCGACGCTCTCGCTGATGGACAAACCAGAAGATGTGCTTTTGGACTCGCTGGCATTTCGCATCAATGTTTCCATCATTGGCTTGAGACACACGCTGATTTTTCTGAAGCCGTAGAAAAGGCAGAGGCTGAGGCAGAGGCTTTCCATGCTTCCAATGTCAAGAAGGCATCACTCGATGGCACATGGCAATCATCTGCATGGTGGTTAGAAAGGCGCAGGAAGAGCGATTATGCCATCAGGGTGGAGAACACTGGTGATGGTGGAGCACCCATGAAAATTGAAGTGGTGTTTGAAGACATCAACAAGTGAGGGTTGTACTTCCAAAGCCACATGATGGGCAGAAACTCATTCTCTCACAGGCAAAACGCTTCAATGTGATTGCCTGTGGGAGGAGGTTTGGCAAAACAAAGATGGGGGCAATCATCCTCGCATATCCTCTTGTTCAAAGGGAGAGACCGTGCGGCTGGTTTGCCCCCAACTACCGCTTACTAGAAGAAGCCTACAATGAGCACAAAGCCATCTATGCCCCAATCATCAGACGATCTGTAGTAACACCCTTCCCCCGCATCGAGCTTGTGAATGGCGGTGTCATCGACTACTGGACACTAGATGACCCAACCACAGTGGCAAGAGGTAGGAAGTATGACACCATCATTGTGGATGAAGCCGCAATGGCAAGAGGCTTAGAGCAAGCATGGACAGAAGCCCTAAGACCCACCCTCACTGACTTTGCTGGCTCTGCATACTTCCTTTCCACACCCAAGGGCTCCAACTACTTCAGGAAACTGTATGACTATGCCAAGAATGGTGAAGATGCAGATTGGGCATGTTGGCAAATGCCCACCACTACAAACCCACACATCCTAGTATCCGAAGTAGAAGCCGCGCGAAAGGGAATTCCTGGCATTGCCTTTGCGCAAGAGTACCTAGCAGAGTTTGTCGATGCAGCTGGGGCACGGGTGAAAAGAGAATGGCTCAGGTATGGAGATTCACCTGATCTGCCAGTGTTTATGGGTGTTGACCTTGCCATATCTCAAAAGCAAGATGCCGACTACACATCCTGCGCCATCATGAGCCGGGATGATGATGGGATTATCTATGTGCGGGATATAGCACGAATAAGAGCTGACTTTGGCGGGGTACTCAGGTTCATCGAGAGTATGGCGGAGAAGTGGAACCCCAAGATGATTGCCATTGAGACTGTCCAATATCAAGCCGCAGTGGTACAAGAACTTCTCAAGCGCACAAGGCTTCCCATAAAAGGAATCAAGCCAGATAAGGACAAAGTAACCAGGTTCGCGCCACTAGAGGCAAGGTATGAGCAGGGACAAGTTTTCCACTGCACAGGGCTCCCATTCTTCTTTGAGGATGAGCTGCTTTCTTTCCCCATTGGCTCACATGATGACTGTGTGGATGCTCTTTCCTATGCATGGGTGGCACTGGGTCTACGTCGAGGATTCTTTGCGGCTGAATGAGTATAATAACCCTGTCCGTGCATGGCGGATGGTGGATGCCCTTCCCTCTACCACATAAAGGGCATCTATCTTGACTATCCTGAGTTTGAGTCCCTATACTTGTGTGTTCCTAACCCTTCCGCACAGCCCTCAGCCCCAATCAAACGGACGCTGGGGGTTTTGCTTTGTGGGATACTTGATAAATGGGAATCTTAGACTTTTTCAAGGGGCAAGCAAACCCCAAACAGGCACTACCACTTCCAATCAGCCAGAGTAGAGACTACCGCTTTGGTGGCTCTGCAAATGGCGCCCTTATGTCCATGCTCCGCCGGTCTCTCCCAGGGAGCCACAAGGACTGGTCAAAGATTGCTGGAGACCTTGGACTTAACGGGGTAGTTGCTGTCAGTATGGACTGGTATGTGCGCAACCTTCATCAATGCCAGCCCAAAGTGATGAGAGCCAACGCTGATGGCGGGGCTGATGAAGTACCAAATCACCCAGCACTCAAGGTAATCAATAACCCTGACCCTCGCTACACTTACTCTTCATGGTGGGGGATGGTGCTTCAGGATTACAAGCTGTTTGGGAATGCATACATCTTCATGCTCAAGAATGCCAGCGGAGTGGACTACCTCCAGTTCATGCCACAAGACATGGTGAGACCCGCAGGGAATGGCACCACCCCTCTAACCAAGTACATTTACACTACTGATGGGCGACAGTTTGATTGTGCCATAGAGGATGTTATTCACCTACGGTATGGCAGAGACCCACTAGACATCAGAATGGGACGCTCGCCACTACAGGCAGTATTGAGGGAGATTGCAGCTGACAATGTCGCATCTTCCACCGCATATGCACTGCTTGCGAATGGTGGAAACCCTTCACTTGTCATTGGTCCTGATGGCAAGGATGCTTCAGTGGATATTGATGCTCAGAGCGCCCGTGTCCTTAAAAGACAACTGAGAGAAGACCTTACAGGCGACAATGCTGGTGGCATCGTGGTTATGAATGGTCCATACAAAATGGATAAGGTGTCATGGTCTCCTTCTGACCTTGCCCTTGACTCTATCCGCCGTGTGCCTGAAGAGCGCATCTGTTCCGCTATGGGTCTAAATCCCATGGTGCTGGGTCTTGGAAGTGGCTTGGAAAGAAGCACCTACAGTAATTTTGAAAGGGCACAACAGGCGGCTTGGGAAGATGGCATGATTCCACTTCTACGAGCACTGTCTGATGTCCTTACACAAGTGTTGCTTCCAGTGTTCGCTGAGACACAAGAAGGCGACTATGTGGAGTTTGACCTTGCCCAGGTTCGTGCTCTTGCTGATGATTTAATCAACAACGCAGCTCGAGCAGAGAAACTTTACACGGCTGGAATCATTGACAAGGCTGAGGCAATGCGAATCGCTGGCATTGAACCCACCATAACAGATGAGGGTGTGTTCCATCTTGATGCATATCCCACTACACAAACATGGAGTGGCGCCACAGCTCAGAATCCTTCAAAGTCAATCTGTACGCATGATTCCACTCCGGAGGTAGTGCGCTCCCAATCCCCTTTTTACGCTTGGACGGAAGGGCAGTAAAGAAAACTGACCCTGTAGCACGTATCTACAAGGCACAGATGGAGCACCGGAAGCGACTAGCCAACCGGGAAGAAGAAGCCACCCAGCAGATGGCTCGTGCTTACAGTGTTGCCATGGTGCCAGTGCTACGGAAACTCAAGCAACTGGAAGCCATGATTGCTGAGGCACAGGCAAATGGTGAAGACCCAGACCAAGTGTTACTCATGGTGCATAACCAGACACGCCAGAATCTCCAGACGCTGAAAGATGGGCTGAAGAAGTGGTCTATGCAGAGTGTCGGTGCCATCTCTGAAGGACAAAAAGACTCTGCATTGATGGCTAACGACCAGAAGAAGATTGTAGATCTGATTCAAGGTGCTCCTCCTGCGGGTGTTGTGGTGGCTTGGAATCCTGTTAGCGAGGAATCCATACAAGCACTGGTGGGTTATGCTGGCAATGGCTCCCCGCTACAAGACCTATTCGATGGCATCTATCAAGCACAGGAGAATGCCATCATAGACACTCTGGTGGCAGGTACAGCGGCTGGCATTGGACCCGAGGCACTAGCGCGAGCCATGTACCATCGTGTGGCTGACCCTACTAACCTCCCAATGAGCAGAGCCAAGGTGATAGCCCGCACCGAGATGATGAGAGCATCACGAGCTGCTAACCAGATGCTGTTTGAACAGAATCCTGGAATCATTGGGTACAGAAGAATGGCGGTACAGGATTTAAGAGCATGTCCAGCCTGTGTTGCCCTATCTGGCACTTTCCACAAGGTGGGAGAGATTATGCCCACCCACCCACAATGTAGATGTACTCAAGTGCCAGTTACCAAAACCTGGGCAGAGATAACAGGCAACAAAGACTTGCCGGATTTCAATGCTCCACCACTTACGGGCGAAATGATTATGAGTGGCTTGAGCATCGACGACCAACAGCAAATACTAGGCATGGAACGGTGGCAGATGTGGAAGAATGGCACACCCCTTCAAAACTTCATCAGCATCGAGGACAACCCTGACTGGGGACCAACTACCAGAACAAAACCAATATGGGATACTAAAGCATAATGGACTGTATCAAGACTTCCGACAGTGTGAAGAGCGACAAACTTGGCTTTGTGAAAGGCTACCTTGTCCGATTCACTGGACCAAATTCACCAGACCTCGAGGGTGATTACTTCACTCCTCAAACGGACTATGGCTTTCCCACTGACAAAGAAGTGCCAATCAACCTGTACTACAACCACGGCTTAGACCCTGAGGTTGGAAAGAAGTGTATCGGCACCGGAACTGTCAAGATGATGGAAGATGGGCTGTGGTATCAGGCTCAAATCAACATGGCTGATGCTTATGGAAAAATGATTGCCAAACTAGCCAAGCAGGGGATGCTGGGTTTTTCATCAGGCGCAGCTTCTCACATGGTGGAGCGCAAGATGATGGGCGGAGCCAATGAAATCACTCGCTGGTGTATTGGTGAGGCATCCATTACGCCAACACCTGCCGAAAGCCGCAACACCGTGAAGAGCATCAAAGACTACATGGATGACTACATGAACGACGAAGAGGACGAGGAGGAAGAAGAGGAAGATGTACCAATGCCTCCTATGGGTATTGATCCTGCCCTCTACGCTCAAGGTGTTTTCTCAAACTCTCAACATGATGTCATTGAAGAAGGCATAGAAGAGCTGTTCACCACACTCCATCACTCACTTTGGACATTGCCAGATACTGACACTCCAGCCGCATACATCAGTGCGCTGGTTGATGCTTTTGCCTCCAGAGCAAAAGACTTGGCACAGTCCATCACCAATGCTGGCGCATTTCAGAAGGGCATCAAGCCTCGAACGAAGCGTCAACTAGAAGTTAGACTGCGGGACGCAGTTGGACTATCAAGGGCTCAGGCAAAACGCCTGGCAAGCATGACTTGGGAGACTCTGCGGGATGCAGACCAAGATGTAGAAGAGCCTGTCATCGAAACCTCGGAGGTGAAAGCCTCCACCGACGAAGAGAGGGAAAGACTATCCCTACTCTTGGAGATGTACTCAAAATGAAGATTGAAACTCTTCAGGTAGAGCGTGAGAGCATCCTTGCCAAAGCCCGTGCTTTGAATGAGGATTCGTCCGCTTCCGTTACGGATGTCAAAAGCCTGCTTTCTCAGGTTGATGACATTGATGCGCGCATCGATAACATGAAGCGATTGTCTTTTATGGCTCCTGTGGTGTCTGAGGCTGAAGTTGGAAAGCCTTGGCTCTCGGGTGGTGTCATCAAGTCTGTGTTCCGTGGCACTTCCGCTGAAGACCGAGACTACAAAGCCTATGTGATGGGTCAGTTTGGTCTCCATGTTGCTGGGCGCAAATCATCTACAAAGTGGCTCAATGACAATGGCTTCATCAAAGCCACTGGCGAGTCTGGATCTGCACAGTACTTGACCCCAGACCTCCTCGCGAGCGACCTTCAGTACCTCCGTGAGCAGTTTGGTACCGCTCGCAAGTACTGCAAGATTGTTCGCATGGAATCTGATGTGCAGATTGTTCCTAATGCTTCTGGCTCGGGAACTGTCTACTATCCTGGTGAAAACAACAGCATCACCGCATCAGACATGACCTTCCAAGCTGTAACCCTTACGGCTAAGAAGGCAGCTGCACTCACGCAGGTTTCTCGTGAAATCAACGAGGACTCTGTTGTAGACCTTGGCAACACACTTGCTCGAGACTTTGCATACTTGCTCGCTCGTGAAGAAGACCGTGTTGTTTTTGCTTCAGCCGCATCTGGTACTGACGCATCTGGTCTGGTGGGTATTCCTCGCACACTGACAAACCTTGCTAGTGGTACCGTTGCTAACTACGGTGGTATTGCTGGTGCTGTTATCGGTGCTACTGGTACTGCTGGTGCATGGACTGGCTTCACCCTTGCAAACATTCAAGCAATGATTGCAAAGTTGCCAACCTACTGCGACAACCCTGTATTCTTCTGCCACAAGCAGTTCTTCTACAACGGTGTTGCTGACAAACTTATCGCACTTGGTGGCAATAACATCATTGCCATCCAAGAGGCATATGGACCGAATCCTAAACTATTCGGTATCCCTGTTGTCTTTGTTCAGGTTATGCCATCGGTAGCAGCTGCATCTGCTTGTGTGCTGATTCTTGGCGACCTTGGCAAGGGTGTTCTCTTTGGCGATCGCCGTGGTGTTGCAGTGGAGATGTCCACTGACTTCTACTTTGCGCAGGATGCATTGGCATATCGTGCTACAGAGCGATATTCGGTACAGGCTTTTGATGCTGGAAACTATGACCTATCCACCCCAGCCAACCGCCAAGCCGGTTCCTTTGTTGCACTGTTCGCAGCTGCTACGTAGGTTCAACACCTACTTGGTACAAGAGCCCTCAGATTCGTCTGGGGGTTCTTTTTTGTGTGATACTTAAGCGATGACCAGAGAATCAGCAATCGCAGAAGTGAGTTTGTATGGTCAAGCCACTTCTTATCCTCAAGTGGATACCACTACCCTTGGGCTCATTGTGGACAAGTGGAGGAAGTTCAGCACTTGGGCTCCTTCCACTGCCTATGCTGTTGGAGACCGTATCGTGCCTGTTATCCCCAATGGCAGAGTGTATGAGGCACAACAGGCTGGCACATCAGGCACCGATTCCACCATCTTTCCAAACCTGTATGGACAATGGGAAGGGCGAACAGTGAGTGATGGTACAAGCCAACCTCAG